CTTGGCGAACATCTCTCAGATCAGTTACACCAACTTGTCCTCACGTACACTTGCAAACGTCACATCTACGCAGACATCAGGCACATATAAGCTGTCTGCTGACGACTTGACGCTTACTGCATCAGGCGGTTCAGTCGCTGCTTTCCGTTATATTGTAGTTTATGACGACACGCCGACATCACCTGCGGACCCAGTGATTGGATATTACGATTACGGTACATCGTTGACTCTAAATGACGGTGACACGTTTACTATCGATATAGGTTCAAACGGTATCCTGACACTAACATAAGGATAGCTTGTCGTGGCGAAGCTTTTTAATAGGGCAAAGATGACGACTGCCAGCACGGGGTCTGGCACCGTCACACTAGGGAGTGCCGCTTCGGGCTTCCAAACCTTTGCGGCAGCGGGGGTATCCAACGGTGATGTTGTACAATATGTCATCGAAGAAGGTACAAACTTCGAAATAGGTACAGGGACGTACACAGCTAGTGGTACGACACTTACCCGTTCGCCTTCAGAAAGTAGCAACAGCGGGAGTGCCATAAGTCTCGCTGGTGATGCCACTGTATCCATTACTGCTATAGCCGACGATTACAATAGACTCCAAAACGCTGGAAGCACCAAGGTAGAAGCCACGTCTACAGGTGCAACTGTTACTGGGAATATTGTTGTATCTGGAAGTGTTGATGGCAGGGATGTAGCTGGTGATGGCACAAAGCTAGATACCATAGAATCCTCTGCCGATGTAACAGATAGCGCCAATGTTGGCACATCTCTTACTGGATTTCCCACAGATACAGATGCGGCAAGCTCCGACCTAATAGCAGTCTATGATGTAACAGCTTCTCGCTGGGAAAAGCAAACCATCTCTAATGCAGCCTTAGTTGGCCCGACTGGTCCTACTGGGCCGACTGGCCCCACTGGTCCGCAAGGCGCGACTGGTCCTACTGGAGCCACTGGTCCTACTGGCCCCACAGGTGCTAAAGGTCAAAAAGGACAAACGGGCGCGACAGGACCAACTGGCCCTACGGGTCCAACTGGAGCCAAGGGACAAAAGGGACAAAAGGGTGAGGTTGGCCCAACAGGTCCAACTGGCCCAACAGGTTCTACTGGTCCCACGGGTTCGACTGGCCCCACAGGCCAGAAGGGACAAAAAGGTCAGACTGGAGCCAATGGTCCCACGGGTCCGACTGGGCCGCAAGGAGCTACGGGTCCAACTGGTCCAACTGGACAAAAAGGCCAGAAAGGTCAAAAGGGACAAACGGGTAATACTGGACCCACGGGTTCTACAGGCCCGACGGGACCAACTGGTCAAAAGGGTCAAAAAGGAGAAGTAGGTGCAACTGGTCCTACAGGCTCTACTGGACCCACTGGGCCAACGGGGTCTACTGGGGGTACTGGTCCAACGGGTCAGAAGGGCCAAAAAGGGCAGACAGGCAATACTGGTCCTACGGGCAGTACAGGGCCAACGGGTCCAACTGGTCAAAAGGGTCAGAAAGGCCAGACGGGTTCTACAGGTCCGACTGGTGGGACAGGGCCGACAGGTCCAACTGGTCCCGCAGGTGGGTTTACTACAGGTTCAAACGCACAAGTTAACAGCCTTGGTGTAAACACGGCTGCATCTGGTACAGCAGGAGAAATCCGTGCAACTAACAACATTACAGCTTATTATTCAGATGCTCGTATGAAAGATTTTTGGGGAACAATCCCCAATGCATTGGAAAAGGTTTCAATGCTTAATGGGTACTACTACTCTGGAAATGACGTAGCGAAATCACTAGGCTATGAAGGAAACGCTAGACAAGTTGGGATTTCAGCGCAGGAAGTGCAAGCAGTTTTGCCAGAAATTGTTACTACTGCCCCAGTTGATGAAGAGTACTATACAGTTTGGTATGATAAACTTGCTCCATTGTTTATAGAAGCAATAAAAGAGTTAAAATCCGAAATAAAGGATTTAAAGAATGCCATTACCAAGTAGCGGTGCCATATCACTAAATGAAATCCACATTGAAGTCGGTGGCACAACGGGTAGCCAGGTTAGCCTGAATGATACAGATGTTCGTGCGCTGATTAGTTCCACGGCTGGAACACAAATAGACTTTGATGACTTTTATGGGGCCTCAAGTGCGGTAACGCTTACATCTGGTGGCACTGTAAATGGTCAAGATCAGCGACAAGAGATTACAGTCTCAAGTTTTATTTCTTCGGGTGGGACGCTCATTATTCCTTCAAGCATTTGGGTATGGTCAAACAGCACAAGCACAGCAGCACTTACCATTGATATTCCTTGCACGATACAAAACAGTGGTAAAATTATTGGTTGTGGTGGACGTGGCGGTGACGGTGGCGGCGGTGGCGCTAATGGTTTAACTGGTGGTCCAGCCATTAAAATAAACAGCAGCATCTCAGGCGTTACCATTACAAATAATAGTGGTGGTTACATCGCGGGTGGTGGTGGCGGCGGCGGGGGCTACAGCGGCGCTGGCGGTGGCGCTGGCGGTGGTTCTGGTGGTCGCTATTCAAGCACACAGTCTTATACGACAGGTGGTGCTTTGAACGCAGTAGGCAACCCGACATCTGCTTTCAGCAGCATCTATTATTCGGGCCAATATCCCACTGGTCGTGGGGGTGGCGCTGGCGGCGGTGGTGGCGCATATGATCCTGATGGGAGCGATAGAGGCGGCGGCGGCGGCGGTGCTGGTGGTCGCCAACTCCCCGGGTCAGGTGGTTACGGCGCAGGTCAGCAATCCATTGGTGTCACTTGGGCAAACGGTTATAGCGGCTACGGTAACAACGCAGGCGGTTCGGCTGGAAATGCAGGTAATACAAGATACTATCGGAAAGGCGGCGGTGGCGGCGGCTGGGGTGCAAGCGGCGGCAGTGGTGAAGGTGGTAGTGGAGCAAGCGGCGGAAGCGCAATTGCAGACAGTGGCAACACCTACACGCTAACAAACAACGGAACAATATACGGAGCAACCTAAATTGAAGTTACCGTTCCTCAATCGTAAAAGGTATATTGTTTTGGAGTGTGTAACAAATCACCAAGGCGTCCTTGACAACGCATCTGTTAAAATGTCTCAGCAAGCAATGCGCAAGAAGCCCCTAAATGAGTATTACAAGCCTGTCACTGATTTTACCTATTGCTGGTCACGCATAAACACTGCAAGGGTATCCGTAACAATTCCCAGCCCATGTGAGATGCGGTTTCAGTCTGATGGTTCAGGGGTGGTGAACTACGGCGTGGCAGATAAAGAAGTTGTAGAAATAGACTTCGATCACGATGGAGACCCATCATACGGCCTAGATAAAAGCATGTGCATGACAAAAATACACATGCCTTGGCATTTAAATGAGGAAACAGGTGTAATGTTTGTAATGGCTAGGCACATCGAAAACAGAACGCCTATGAATATCGTGTCTGGTGTTATGCAGTATAAACACTTTTCGCAAGTCAACATCTTCAACGCAATTTCAAACTTTGAAAACAGATATAAGGTTGATTACAAAGAGCCATTAGTTTCGTTGTATCCGTTGTCAGATTTGCCGCTTCATGTGGAGGTGAAGTGTGACAAAGACAGGTTTGAAAAACTTGACCAACAAGATTACAATCCGCATTTTAGTGCGAGTGGGTTGAAGCGCACATGTAGTCACGCAATGCAAGCTGGTGAGTAAAAATGGCTATAAAGTATGTTTACGGTTCAGAAGAGTTTGAAACTGAAGCAGATGCACAAGCAGCGGCAGCAGCTTTGGCTGTAAGGATGGAAAACAACCCTACGGATTGGATGGTTGTAAAAGAGATAACAGGATCGAATGAAGATGGATGGTTAGTTTCCCCAACAGAATTGACCGACAATCAGATCGAAAACCTTGATGCCACAAAAAAATATTTGGCTTACAGTGTTCAGGGCAGCAACCACGATATGCCTCTGACCGCAGCAGAAGTTACAACAAAGCGTGACGAATATCGTGCAATTTATGGTCAGTGGAAAAACGCAAACTTTATGCAAAAAATTGACGATAGCACCACGCCGCCAACAGAAACAGAAATTGACATAAACACTGATATGTCGGGGTATGTTTAATTAAATTTATAAATGGGTGGGAAAATGGTAAGACAAAACTGGCGAATATGGCCTAGCTCAATAGAAGTTGATGTAATATTAGGTCAGCCTGAAACAAAGAATGTAACCCAAGCGTCTACGTTTGGTGGCGAGAATTTAGATCATCGTCGTAGTCGCGTAGCTTGGCTCACAGGTAATCAGGAAGTGCAATCTCTTCTTGAGCCTTATGTAGCAGAGGCTAGAACAATTATGGGCATTGATATAGAATTCAATGCTGAGATGCAGTTCACAGAATACCATGCTTCAGAAGGTGGCAAGTACGATTGGCATCATGATATAGACTGGAACAACAATAGTGGGATTGATAGAAAGCTATCTCTTACTGTGCAGTTAAGTGACCCATCTGATTATGACGGTGGGGACTTTGAATTTTCAGAAGTTGAGCAACTGCCTACCTCTGCCAAGCAGCAAGGGACTGTTATGGTATTTCCCAGCTATCTTGCACACAGGGTCACACCTGTAACTAGGGGCGTTCGTCGATCTCTTGTCGCTTGGTTCTCTGGCCCAACATGGCGATAATATATCAGATAAGCTTGCATGGTTCTGCATTCGATGTTCGAAACCTTTCATGGGAAGAGGCCAAGTCACAGAGTGGGTGTAAGCCAGATGCAGAGTGGTTAGACCCTATACACAAACGATCCCTGCTGAAGGGGGAGTTTGGCTGTGCAGTAAGTCATTTACGTGTTTGGCAAAAAATAGTTCAATCGAACTTAAATGGGATTATCTTAGAAGAAGATGCTGTTTTCGATTCTATTAATGTTGAGCATGTAGATTCTTTATTGGCAAGATATGACAGCGTGTGGCTGGGCTATCGCTGGAATGATATGGGTTATTGGTACAACTGCCATGCTTATGCGCTATCACCAAGGACAGCAAAGCACTTGATCGAAGGCTTTAAAGATAGCATTATACCTGTAGATGAGTGGGTTCCTTCTAAGCTGAAGGGTAAAAACAATTACTTCTACAAAGATGAAGTGGTCAAACAAATCCCACGAGACATTAGGCCGTCTACAATAGAGGAGACAGAAGTGTTAAGTGGTGGGGTAAATTTTAAAATCGTGACTGTTGCTACAGAGCCAGAAAAGATGTGGGCCTTAGAGCAGTCAGCAAAGAAGTACGGGGTAGAAGTACATAACTTAGGTAAAGATCATCCTTGGAGAGACCCTATGGATGGGCTTGCTGGGATGCCAAAGATACAGCTTGTAAATGAATACTTGGCTACTCTGCAAGACGATGATGTTGTCTTGTTTATGGATGGGTACGATACGTTCTTTGCAGATGACCCTAAAGAAGTTTTAGAAAGATACTTACAGTTTGGTGCTGATATTGTGTTTGGTGCTGAAAGTGAACACTGGCCCTTGGTTGATGATGAGTTCATGCGCAATAAGTGGCCCGATACTGGAACGCCATACAAATACCTAAACAGCGGTTTGTATATTGGCAGGGCAAAAGCTTTACATACGTTTATTGCGCAAGAAGCACCTGAATCAGCAAGCAAAGATGATCAGCTTTATTGTCAGTTGCGCTATCTGAAGACCAACCCGAATCCTATTATAGATAAAGGGTATCGTTTTCCATACACAGTAAAGCTAGACACTGAAGCGTACATCTTTCAGAACCATGAACCTAACATACGTGTCGTAGAGGGGCAGCTTTGGAACGATGCTACAGGCTGCTGCGGCTGCATATATCACGGAAATGGTGGCGAAGATGCAAAGACTCTTTTTGTTTCTATGGCTAAAAGGTTTGGGCTAGTTGAAAAAGCACAGCCTGTAAGTCCGTATTACTTAACCTTGGACTATGATGAAGTTGCTCCAGATATTTTAGTTACTGATTTTTTGTCTCAACGGCAATGCGATTTCTTAATTCAGAAATCTGAAAGCTATGGCGGCTGGAGTCAAATGGATGGGGATAAGTTCCCTGCCCAAGAGATACGCATTCGTAAGATGGGTTTGTGGCACGAGTATGAAAGGCTATGGGCAGAAAAGCTGGCAAAGATATGTGAGCAGTATTGGACTCCAGAAGCTTACGTTGGTTTACGGGATGCATTTACCATGAGGTATTCTGTAGACACACAGACAACTCTTGGCCTACACACAGACGCTTCATTGTTTACGGGCAGCGTAAAGCTTAACGACAATTATTCTGGTGCCGAACTCGTATTTCCACGTCAAAACTTTACAAACAGATACGTTCCTGTGGGCAGGTGCCTGTTATTCCCAGGCATGGTGACTCATGGGCATTCAGTTAATGAACTTATGGGTGGCGTTAAGTACAGCCTCACTATGTGGACGAGCAGGTACAAAGGTGACTTGAATGAATAAGTTTTTTGTCGAGATTGGCGCTGCTAATTTTGATACCCTTCTCCCATTGGCTCAAATGGGTTGGAGTGGCATTGTTGTAGAACCTGTGCCTCGCCTCTATGAAGAATGTAAAAATATGTTTTCCAGTTATGATGTCATAGTGTGGCAAGCTGCTATCTCTGATTATAATGGAGAGATAGATTTTGCAGTAGCACGGGATGATGGCTCTTGGTTGTCTGGGTGTTCTCATGTCGTAAGTGATAATCACTTAGGTTATAAGCTTAGTACAAGTCCAGACAGGATCGGTGACTTTGACGAAAGAATAGTTGTTCCCTGCATCACACTGGACACGTTATTGCAGGACGTGGAATCTATAGACTTCATGAAAGTCGATGCCGAAGGGCATGAAAACAATATCTTTAATAGCTATTCGTTTCGGATAAAGCCTTCAGTTGTAAAGATTGAACACAAGCACATAGATGACAAGTTACTAGCCAGAAATTTAGAATCTAATGGGTATTTGGTTTGGACGGAAAAAGATGATATATATGGAGTAATCTAACAAAGGACACTTTGTATGCTTACCCAACGCCCCATAGCCAGCGCCCCGATAGGTACGTCAGGCACTTCTGATTTTCATGTTGATTTAGTCAGCGTCACTTTTACGCTCAGTATGCACGGTGCTGCAAAGCTGATCACAAATGTCAAAGATACAGGCGTATTTACTTTAGATGGCAGGGCTATAACAGTCACGAAGGCAATGAATGTTGACCTTGCGTCTGGCTCTTTTTCTGTAGATGGGAAAGCGATAGGGCTTCAGGGCGGCAAGTCTATAGAAG